GTGTAAAATATTAGCCGGTTGTGGCTCTTACTGGATTAAATTGAGTAATTCCCGGAGCACCAACACCGCCTCCTGTTGTTTGAATAGCATTATCATATCTGATACTTAAAGTTAACATAAAAGGGTCATTACTGCCATAGTCGGCTGTGTCGTATTGCACTTGGTTAAGGAAACAACCGTACAATTGCCATGTTTCAAGTACTGTAGGTTCAGTTACACCATTTGCACCATCTAATATTTCTAAAGTTGTTATAAACTTATAATCTATAGCACTGCTAGCACTAGCTTGTTCCATAAAATCAAACTGCTTCTGTAGCTGTTCGCCGACCAATCTTGTTACGTTACCACCAGCATCATCTCTTAATGTAACACTTACAGGATCCCATGTTGGTCGACCTGCAATATAAACTTTACTATTGTAAACAGGAAGCTCAACTGGATCCATAGTTACACTAGGTCTACCAAATGTAACTATTTGTTTTGTCAATTCAGTACGAGGATTTGTTACACCGAAATTATCAAAAGTTCCTCTAAATCGAAATTTTAATTTCGGCATCAATAAACCTTGAGTGGTAGCGCTCTGATTACCACCTAAGGGTACTGTAAATCTTGTTAGTGATGAAACTGCCATATTATGCTCCTGTTCCTGTTGCTGAGGATGATGCTAGGTTACCTGCTTGTATTTCTCCAGGATTCTTCAACCTTATGGGTATGTATATAAACTCAACGCTTTTAGTTGGCTGAATTGCCACATCAACGTAAAGCTCATTTCTTGCTATTCTTTCTGGAGTGTTATTTGTACTATCACAGACTGTGAGGTAATCGGTTATACCCCGTTTAGCCACTAGATCGTTTAACAAACCATTAACAACTGCTAAAATTGCATTGCGAGTTATTGGATCATTAGGTTCAAACACAAATGGTCGGGCAATTACATTCAATTGTTGTCTTAGATAATTTACCAATCTTGCAACGTTAACTCTATCTAACGAACTAAGATCGGCACTTAAAGTTTTTTGTCCGTATATTAATAACCCATTACCGGGGAGGAAGGTCAGAGGATTAATTTTATTTGTATACATAACGTCTCTTAGACCTTGTGTTACACCTATTGAAACAAAAGTTCCATTACTACTGATGTAACCGATCGCATCTAAATTGTCGATAAGGCCACGTCTAGTTCCTGCGGGAGCCAGCCAAGGATAACTTATATTATCACTTTTGATAATTGCACGTATTACTGCATGACTTGCAGGAACAATTATAGCGTTTCCATCAAGATCGTTGGTTTGTCCCTGTGGATAGTAAATTCCTACGTAGGGACTTATCGTTACTAGACCTCGTTCCCCTGTTGATGTTGCACCTTGACTATTATTAGCCCATGCTTGAATATCTGTTCCAGTTGCAGGTAATCTTAAGGGAGTATCTCCAATTACAAATGCAGTGTTATCTCTGTCCTCATTAAGAGCTACCATATTAGGAATCAGTTCTGGATATCCTGGACAAGAGATTAAATTAAACTGATTTTGATCCTCCCTTAAACTTGTACTACTATCTATGGAAGATTTCAATGCAGCAACAACTACACCCCTTACTGATCTTCTTCCAAAGTTCGGACTTCCATCTGTGTCTGTACCACTTACACTAATCCATGTAGATTTAGCTGTAGGCAATGATTGATTAGGATAAGCAGCTGATGTAAAGTATTGTGTTCTATATTCTTTTACATTGTATCCACTTGCTCTTGTATTAAACAACAACATTCCTCTAGGATAAAGGGCTGGATCAGGCGCATCTAAATCAACATAATTACTAGTGAGCAAACTCTGTATGCTTGGAATAGCATCAGTTACAGGATCGGTAGTTCCATTTGTAGCCCAACGAGCATCTGCAAATAATATGCCGTTTTGACTTACTAAATCGGCATTATCAATTAATACCCACTGGTCAATACCCGAAACATTTTGCCATCTATACAGTTTAGGATAATTTTCTAAATCACTTGTATCTAGCCATAAATCGCCGTATACAAGTGAAGAGCCATTATCTTGTATTAAAGGTGCGCTAGTTGCCAGTATAGGACCATTATCATTTGTTTGTGTTAGATTGTATCCTCGTATATCTGTAGATAATGTCTTATAACCAACCCATGCGCTTCCATTACTAATCATAATATCTACACGACTCGGTGTACTATAATACCATAATTTTCCCGAATCGGGTGCAACAGTTGGTTGCGTTGCTTTAGCTGTATATGTATAGTTTTCTAATGGTTGCCAATTGGTTCCTATTAACGCAGTGTCTCCTAATGCGGGAGTTGCATACACATTAGTAGAAGAAGAATTAAATCCCACATTTGCCAATGGAGTACCCACGCCGTCAATTAACAGCATATCTCCGCCATTTCTGTGTGTAATTGTCATTGCACCAGAAGAAATTTGTGTTGCAGTCACATTAGGTATATTTGCTGCTGCTACTGCCTGAATAAATCCTGCTACACTAGCTGTAGAAATAGAAACTGTGTAAGTTGTTATACTTGCAGACGAGGAGCTAGGTCTTGTTGCAAGAGTAAACGATGATCCTACACCAGGCACGCTCGGAGATGTAGAAGACCCAGTAAGAACTGTAGCACCTTTTACTTTTCGTCTCCAAAGATAGTTTGATAATGTGTTATTTTCATAAGGATTAAACTGGTTAAACACAACTCCTTGATTTACATTTAGTCCGCCCCCCGTTGGATCTAATCCATAGGTTGCTGCAAACACATTGGCGTAACTGTTTACTGTGAGAGAATTCCATGTTTGGCTTGCATTACTGAATTCACTAACCACCATGTTTTCGCCATTGCCAACTGCACTGGCTTTTTGCCATACGCTGCCACTAGGTTTGCCTACAAATGCATTTCCTTGCCATGAAGGGATTTGGAAATATGGAGTAATTTGCACTGCTGCTGCAGGATAAATTCCGGGAGAAATACCTAGAGTTGTTAACGCTGTTCCTGTAACGTTCACTATGTTAGCAGAACTGGCTGTGGCATTTGCTGTGGCGCTAATTACAAGTTGATTATTGGACACCCTTGCTAGTAAGCCGCCGTTATCAATCGAAAAGACTGAGTTAATTGCTGCTGCAACTGTGTTTACATTTGACCCGATTCCCAATGTAATGTTTGTGCCATTTATGGCAATGATGCTGGTAGCTCCAATAACGGGATTTACTGCATTACCTGTAACCGACGGTATACCCGATTGCCATCCTATATTACCAACTAATTGCCAGGTATTATTGTATATTTTATAGAACACAGGATTGTAAGGATTTAATGCATTAACTGCATAATCACCTATTGCACCGATATTAATATTCGGCGTAAAACTATCGCCTGCTAAATTACTGATCTCTGAGATAACAGCAGGAATTCTCTGTGAAAAATCTTGTGTTGCTGTTGACCATTCGAATACTCCATAATTAGAACTAGCTGTATCTAACCATAGATTTCCGTTACTAGGGTTTTTAGTCGGTCTTGCAGTGGTTCCAGTAAGAGCATCCAAATCTACATCAGCTCTCTGAACATAAATCTGATTACTCACACCTAATGCGCTATAAGCGGCCATCAAACCATATTCATTTTGCTCGTCGCCATTTATGGCGGCGCCGCCTGCGGTGGTTTTGAACACAGGATTGCCAAATGTTGTAACAAGGTCACGTTGGCTAGTAATTGTGTAAACTTTACCTGCATTTTCTGCTAATGTACCTGCAGCATATGCAGTGCCGCCTGGTGCAACTTTGTTTTGTGCGGTTGCTAAAAGAATATAGGCCACTGAACCGATTGCAGTGGGTGCGTAATTACTTTGATCTGTAACTGTAACTTGTACGCCTGGGCTTACTAATGCCATATTGTGTTCCTCTATATCTGTTAAAGATATTTATCGAAATAGAAGAAATAATGTCTGTTTGAAGGCCCTTATTAAGGTTTAAGTATATACATGAATAGACCTTTTTGTCACTTATGTGGTGTGAATCAAGCTGCAATAAATTGCAAAGTAAAAGGTAAAATCTATTACAGAAAGATATGTGAATCGTGTATCAGAAAAGGAAAAAAGATTAAACCGGTTCCTCCTACTTGGTATAAGTCAGGGTACAGGAAAAAAATTATTTGCGAACGTTGTGGATTTAGAGCCAAATTTCCAGAAAAACAAATGGCTGTTTTTCATTTAGATGGAAATTTAAAAAATGTTACTCTAACAAATTTAAAATCTATTTGTCTGAATTGCTGCATCGAAATAGAATATAGTAATACAACGTGGAGGCCTGCCGCTCTTACGCCAGATTTTTAATTTTGTTGTAAAGCTCTTCTATAGTTCCATTATTATCAATTACATCATCAAAATCAGTTTGTATCCATGAGTATTCACTTGAATGAATCACTGGATATTGTGTTGGCATCAATTCTGGAGCAGAACTAGCCGTGTGAAACCAATCAGGGTCAGGGCCACGTTTAATTCTTATAATAAGGGCACCTATAGATTTTAACGCTTTAACTTCATTTTGAAATCTGCAATCTGTTATTACTACGTTATCTTTAGTGTTTCGTAATCTATTTTCAAGACTTGCAATCCAAATATCATCATGGAATCCATGTCTGCATACCTCTGTCCCCCAATTCTGAAGAACCCATCTAGGGGTTAGATTAGGAATATCCAGTCGAGCAGACCACCAATCGTCAATTTGTTCTCGCCAGTTTCTACTATGTTTTGTTCTTCCTTCTAATAACTCTCGGTCCCATCCAAACACGCAAGAAACTGCATCCTTAAGGGTTGATGCAAAGGAGTCTCGTTTATATTGGTGAAAGTTACAAAGATAATCTGCTACTGTATCTTTACCACTACCGATTAGACCACAGGTTGCTATAATTTTCATAGATAAAAAATAACATGTTTGTCGTAAGATGTCTAGTTATTTTTCTATGACTACTACCAAATCTTTACAGTTCCTGAACATTTGAGGAACGAGATTTTTTTCCTTTTTAATCAAACTATCCAAATCTTGAAAATGGTCAGTATATCGAGAAACCTTAAGAGCATTCAAAACTAATTCCACACAGCTTACTCTAGAATTATCTGATAAATCAAATAAGTCATCGTATTTTAATCCCTGTTGTGATAATAATTTGTCTATTATTGCTGTCCATTCTTCGTTTGAAACATTTTTTGGACTTAATAGACAAATATAATCACAGGAAAAAACTTCTTCAAACGTAGACAAATGAACCCCAACACTGGTTGCTTCAACAAATTTAAAACTGGTATATTGGCTTGAATCAGTGATGTTATCACAATTCATCAAAGCATGAGTATATTTGGCCCATTGTCCTGTTTTTATCCAACTCAAAAAGGATACAACTAAACTACTTAAATGATGCTTGTCGCCTGTTAAAATTATATAATATCCCGATGCTAACGCTTTGGCTATTTCTGTTCTTTGTTCATCAGTTATATAGTTCTTTTTACTGAAAGTAATTTTTCCCGGTATCTTTGCAAACCAATGATAAATTCTATACCAAAGTGTATTATATTTCGACATTTTATCCTGTTACCCAAGTTAACGGTTGCGAACCATCGACGTAATTCTTCAAGTCTTCTTCTAACTTTTGCATTTCTGCCTGTGACTCTTGAAGTAAAGTAGCCCCATTAAGTTGTGTACCCGCTTGGGGGCCAGCAATACTAGAAAATTTACCTCTTGCTTGTCCTAGTATGCTTTTACAAAATGCCAAAGCATATTCTTGTAACCACGGATAAACCTGTGGATCGCTTAGTAAAACACTATCCGGTTTGTAATTGAAAATCCAAAGTAACACACTTTCTGTGTTATTCAATCCATCGACTTCTGGACTCCAAATCTGCGTTTGACTTAACCCGAAGCCTGTTACTGATGTTGCCCCAAGGCTTTGCGTAGCAGTAACAGTAATCACTGTGCCTGTGTTGTTAACCGAAACAACAGTGTATTGTCCACTGTACCCATTTACAGGACAATTTTGTATATATAGACTATTACCAGCAGCTAATGTTACAGGACTTCCGAGTGTTAAGGTAATAGTACTCCCTACTGATGTGCCAGTAGATGTAAGGCTGTTAACAGTAAAATATGAATGTCCGTATTGTGGTAATTTTCTTACTAATGTTAGTTTTTTGGTTGTTCTATTCCATGTGTAATTAATATAACCACCAAACATAGTCATCGCCAATTCTTGGTATTGTGTAAATAATTCGTAGTTGAGCAAGCCTCCTACCCGGCCAGCGACCAACATGTAAGTATTTAAATACCCGCTGGCAAAAGGTTCAAACTGACTAGCAGTTGTACCTGTAACGCTGCCTATACCCCTTCTGAATATTTGACGCACTTCCATTATATAATTTGGAAGTATGTATTCTTGCACTTCGGGTAACAAATCTAAAAATGCATAACTTTCTTCTACAGCATTTTGAGCTTTTTGTCTGTATTTTGTTAGGGCTTGTTTTATTGCTAATTCATAATGTTCTTTATCTAGTTCAACATCAACAATCTGATCTCCTAAACGCAATCTTATGTAATCTATCATTTCATTGCGAAGTTGAGCAAGTGTTTGAATATTGCCTGCAGCATCTATCGCACTGGATTGACTGATTGGTCCAGGCCCACCTAAATTAGATGTTCTTAAACTTAAATCGTTTTGAAGGTTTGGTTGTATAACGACGTTGGCCATAAAAAAATCCCGTTAAACATATTTATCTAACGGGATTTTTTGTTTAGGCTGTTTTTAACAGCACAATATCTGCGTTGATTCTGCCATTCAATTTAGTTTCTGTAGCTTTGATATCTTCAAGAAACTTTCTTAGTTGAACTTTTCCAGCTTTAAAAAATTCTTTAAGTTTTTCTTCAGGCTTACGGATAGTTTTACAAACACTTTTATCAGTGTCGAATCCTTCAATGCTCGCACCTTTAACAGTCAGCTCTTTGAATGCTGCTGCAACATATTTACCTAATTTTCTAGATTTAGTGTTATAGACCCACAATTCAGAACTTCCAATAATCTGAGACGGACTAACACTGACAAGTTTAAGTTCTTTAAACTCTTTGGCATATTTAAGTTTTGCAACCAGTTTTTCTTTACTGGGAGCTTTTTTGATTCTTGCTTTTTTCGTAGCTTGTTTCACACCACGGTATTCTTCGATGGCATTAAACAGAGCATCGATCCAAGCAATCAAACGCTTGAAATCGACAGCCTTTAGATTTTTGTATCCTTCTACTAATTGCAAATCTTTTTTGTTTTGTGCGTCAATCAGTTCTTGTTTTCGAGCACTGAATGCATCAATGTATTTGCTCAATTGAC